CTCCTATTTTTGTTATTTGCTTTTTCTATTAAAAATTGATCTACATGTAAACCCAAATAATTTACAACTTTAGGTTTAACTTGTTTCTCAATATCAGTAATAGTTGTTGTTTTATCTACCTTTGGAAAAAAACCAACTGCTTTTACTAAACATTGATACATAGTTTTACCAGTTACTTTTTTGCCAAATATTCTAGTTGTTATCATTAGTTACTCCTATAATTGTACCATCATATAACTGATTAGCTACTCGTCTTTTAGAATTTATTGAGAACCTATAACCGTCCCAATCAAATCTAGAACCAACATTTAAATTCCAAATCTTATCAGCAATAGTTTTTGGATCCCATCTAAAACCTAAATCATCATATAGATATTGTTCTAATTCATCAACATCTAGAAAAGATTTAGTATGTATCTTATCATCTATTTTTATATTTATTCTTCTCATATTTACTCCTTTTTTTGTTAATGATTCGTTTTTAAACTATTTTGTGATATTTGTAAATAGATATTATTAGTTATTATTAGTGTATAATATAAAGAGCATTGTTTATAATGAGTCTAAAAAGCAAGTAAATACTAGCTAATAATTACTATTTACATCTATTAGAAAATATTATAAAAAGGCAGTATAACTAAATAGGAGAATATATGAAAAAGACTATACAAACAGAAGTAAGATATGAAAGACAAATAGATATTTCTGAACCAGATAGAGACAGAATTGGCCCTATAGTTTATCTAAATGTTTTTCGTTCTTTAAAATCAAATGTTCTTTATGGTTGGAAAGAATATGATTATTTTAGAAATGGTAATATTAAATCTAAAGAATGGAATTTTAGAGATAGAATGAATGTTTCATTTGTACCAAAAGATAATTGTATACATACTTATGGAGAACCTATTGTAGTTGTACAAAGGTTAAATAAAATATGATTACTAGGAATTTAAAATTTTGTGATTATGATTTTATAAAAGCTAAAAGTATTGTTAAAGATTTTCATACTCATAATATACCACCACAAGGTCACAAATTTACTAGAGTTATTTATAGAGATAGAGTTAGAGATGAATTAGATAGATGTAACGAATATAATTTAAAAGATAGTTTTCAAGTAAAAGACTTTTACTATCCGCCAAAAAAATATGAATTTAACCCTTTAGAAAATCCAAATATTATACAAGAGTCAGATTTTTTATATTATGATACTAAAAGAGATATATATATAAAAGAAGAAGATTGCGAATTAGTAATAGTAGAACCTAAGTGTGATTTAATTGTCTGTGGTATTGCAGTAGTAGGTAGACCTATATCAAGATTTTTAGATGATAAAAAAACTTTAGAAATTACAAGAGTTGTTTTTCCAAATGCAATAAATAATGTAAGTTTTGATCCAGCAATGGCAAAAAGAAATATTAATCATGCTTCATCTATACCAAGTGAATTAATAGCTGATGTTTGTAAACAAGCTAAACTTAAAGGGTATAAAAAAGTAATTACTTATACAAGGCAAGATGAAAAAGGTAATTATTATAAAGCATGCGGATTTAACATTGTTTATAGACAAAAATCAGTAGGACTTTGGAAGTCTAAAAATGGTAAAAAAGTAAATACTAAATCTACACCTTGTCCAAAAAATAGATGGGAGAAAATATTATAATGCAAGGTGAATTTGATTTTGATAAATACCCATATAAAGCAGGGCATAGAAAAGTAAAAACCTCTGTAAAAGCGGCAGATGATATAAATAAACAATTAGGTAGATTACATAAAATGGTTCTATTAGAACTTGAAAAAGTTTATCCTCAAGGTCTTACTACCTCTGAACTTGCTAATAGATGTAATAGAAATTTACTTACAATTAGACCAAGAACTACAGAACTAAAATTACAAGGACTAATTATAGATACTGAAAAGACTCGTAAAAACGAGGGTGGAAAACAGGAAATAATCTATAAACTTCGTGACTTATCTGTTATAGATATGCATGATTTATCAAAAGACAAAACAGATAAAGAGTAAAATACACTTAAAATTCGTTTCAGAACACTCTTGTACAATCTGCTCTAGAACAGATGTACAATCAGCACATATTCGTTATGCAGGTGCTGGTATAGGAATGAAACCTTGCGATAGTTTTGTAGTACCACTTTGCATAGAACATCATCAAGAACAACACGGCATGAATGAGAGAATGTTTTGGCACTTATATCAGATAAATCCAATAGCAAAGGCACTAGGTCTTTGTGCTTCTTCCCCTGATAAAAACATAAGGAAAGCCATTTATGAAAAATTTAAAAACCACTTTGACTGGTAGTTTATTTTATATAATATTATTAATAGTTGTATTTATAGCTGGTACTTTTTATCCAAACTTTTTAAAAGTAAGAGAAATAGAATACAATTTAGAAAACAAATACATAGAAGAAGCCAAACAAATTGCTTTATTTGAACCTGAGTTTGCTTATGAAACAAATGAACAATTTATATCTGCTATTAAAAATTGTATAAATTTTATAAATCTTGGTTTACATAAATATGAAAGGATACCAACAGAACTTATAATTGCACAAGCAGTTTTAGAGTCAAATTATGGTAAATCAAGGTTTGCAAAGCAGGGTAATAATTTATTTGGTATAAGAACTTGGAATTTAAAAGAAAAACATATTAAGCCATTTGATACTAATGACCAAACATTTGGTATAAAGGTTTTTCAATCAAAGTGTTCTTGTGTAAGATATTATATAAAAATACTTAATAATTCATCAGCATTTAAAGAATTTAGAAAAATGCGTAAAAAAATGTTAGATAATAACTATGTAAATGTTTTATCACTTACTCAATACATATCTAAATTTGCTACCGATAAAGACTATGTAAAAAAGGTGCAAAGAACAATTAAAGAACTTAGAAAGTGAAAGAGTATCAATTACAAATTAAATTAATAGCTTACCTTAAATCTAAAAAAATAAGTAAAATGCGTTTTTTTCATGTACCAAATCAAGGTATTAGAAGTAAGAGGCAAAAATTGTTACTTTCTAATATGGGTTTAAAATCTGGTTGTCCTGATATTATATTAGAGTTTAGAAAAGGTAAAATCGTATATATAGAACTAAAAACAGGGTCAGGTACATTATCTAGTAGTCAAAAACTATGGTATCTACAAAGTCAGATTTTAGAAACACCACATTATATCTTAAAAGGCGATTTTAATGGTTTAAAAAAGCAATTGGATAAGATATTAGCCAAATATTACTAATAACAAAAATATAACAAAAGGTGGATATATGGATAAGGTGGTAGATAAATTTCACGCATTACAACTCTTTACAGATACATTTGCGGCAGAAACAGTCCATTTAACTAATGAAGCTATTGGTATTTATATCAGATTGCTTTGTTTTAATTGGACCAAGAATACAAAACCATTCACAACTGAATCAGCATATAGAATTTGTCAATGTAGATCAGACCAATGTAAACAAATTGTAGATTTAGTTTTAAATGAATTTTTTAATAAAACTGGTATTTCTGAAAATACAGATTATTGGACACATAAAAGACTTAAATCAGAACATGAATATTTAACAGCTAAATATAAGAAAAAATCAGAAGCTGGTAAATTAGGTATGGAAATTCGTTATGGTTCTGTTAATAACAAATCGTTAACCCCTATACCTAGACCTAGACCTAATAATATATATATTGACGATTTTAATAAATTTTGGAATTTAATTAGAATAAAAAAAGGGTCAAAGAAATTAGCACAGCAAAAATTTCTTAAAGAGTGCGAGGGTCAATCTCCAGAAGAAATCGCCGAAGCATTTAATAGATATAGCGCCGAAGTTAAGGATAAGCAATTTGTAGCGCATGTTGCAACTTGGTTAGGTCAGCGCAGATTTGAAGATGAAGCTAATAATAAGCCACAGGAGATAATAATACCGCCTGTAATTTATAATAATGAAGTTTTAAAGAAAAGAGGTGAGTTTGGTCATTTTGAGGAATATGAAGATAGTAAAGGAAATAGGTATCACAAGCATAAATTTAAACCAAATGCTAAAGTAGAACCAGTAAATTAATTATGCCAAGTATCGTATATTTTTTGCAAGTCAGGGCTTTTAATTTTGTCTTTTGCTTTAAGATTAAGACCATACTCATTTTTATCAGATGAAATATTAAGGTCTTTTTTCTTAATTAAAGGGTGATCAAACTTTCGCCAACTATGTGCAATAACATGTTGTGGTCTTTTATATTTTCTAGTTATATCTACAACACCTGGCCACATTCTTTTTAAGGCATTTGCCATATATAATCTTCCATGACCTTTATATAATTCATCAGCATTACCACCTTTCATAGTACCAGTAGTTTGTTTATTTTGACAAAAGGCATTAAAAGATAATGTACACCACTTAGCAGAAAGAACTTGTAAACATAAATCTGTATCTTCATTATATCTACCTCTCCATCTAAAAGGTAAATCATTTCTTATAAGTAAAAAAGAATAAACATGAGTATTTAAATAAAAAGCAGGATTGCCACCTGCCACAAACATAGAATAATTTAAACCACTTATTGCCACATTTTCATATCTATCTGTAAAATCTTCAACACATTTAAAAGCTGGTAATGATCTACATCTAATTCTTTTACCCTTGTATGTTCTGTAAATAAAATGAATATTATCATCTAATATCCAATGTCTAAAATGACCATTTTTTTTGGCGTGTTCCCAACACCAATTTCTAGCTGGTATTGAACCTTTACCCAAATTAGAAAAAGGTAAAATTAAAACTCTGTTTTCACCAAATTTGCTTTTATATTTTTGTGCTTCTTGTGGTTCTACTACTAATTTAAAATCCATATCATCTTTAATTAGAAATTTAGCAGTATAACAAACATCTACTCTATTTTTAGATATTACATAAATAGGGTATTTAGATTTATTCATCAGTAAATTCCACATTTTTTGTATCGTCTTGCTCTTTATGTGGGTACCAAACAGACTTTGTTTTTTCTGTTAATGGAATATTTAAAATTTTACCAAATGCTTCTCTATCTTGATCATTTTTAAAAGAAACAATAATTTTTTTAGGTAATGTACTTGGTTCATAATCTGGCATACCCACCCATTCTGCGGCGGCATCAAAGTCCTTTATTTCACTTTCTGGTCTAGTCGTAAATAATAAATTACTTAGCATCATATCATCATAACCAGTACCTAATAATGTATTATTATCATTAATAGTTTTAAGCATATCTGATAATTTTATTTGATCTATTTCGGCTAAATGACTTATTTCGTTATCTGATATAAGAAGTTTTACTGCTCTTGGATCAGATGAACTAATATTAATTTTTAATGTTGGTACTTTAACAAAACCAAGTCTTTTACATGCTTCAAATACTCCATGCCCTGCTAAAATTACATTATCATTACTTATAACAATATTTCTGTAAATACCATTTTCTTGTATAGATTTTGATATATGTTCTAATTGGTCTTGTGGGTGTTTTTTGTAATTTTCAGGGTGTGGTTTTAACAAACTTACATCTGTTAAAGTAACATTTTCGGTTTTTGGTAAAACATCTTCTAGCTTTACATTGTCCATAACATTAATTAACTGAATACCAATCGTATTTCAATGTTAATTCTTCGCCTTTTTCTATGTCTCTTGTAGTTTTTATAAACCACTTGTTATTAAATTCTTTTTTAACTAAATTTGGTTGTTCTGAATGATTAATAAAACCACCTAAAGGTGTTCTTATTAAATCATTTTCTACTTGTAAGTGTGTCATACCTATTGTATGATTCTTGTCAATTTTTACTAAAGCAAACAATCCTAATCCATGTATCTTTGAGTCTTTTATAGTTAAGTAAAAGGGTAAGGGTTTATATTTCATGTGAAACTTTATAACAGAATAAAAAAAAAGCCACAACCCATTACAGATTGTGGCTTAATTTTGTTCTTTTTATTGTAGACTTTCTATGTATTTAACAGCACTACCAGCTTTTCCTACAGCTTTGAATATTGCTTTAGGGTCTTTTTGAATATTCTCTATCCAGCTATTTAGATATTGTGCTGATTCTTTTTTTGGTTTGCTAGTAATACCAAGAATACAACACTGCATAGCGGCACCCATTTCTGCAACTAACTCTTCGAAAGCATATCCATCTGTACCGAATGTACTTGTCATATCCCTTTTAAGTCTTGACTCATGACCAGTCCAGTGAGTTAATTCATGTAAAAGTGTTGAATAGTAATTTTGTGTAGCATTACTATCAGCAGTTTTTTTGAATTTACCCTTTTCTACCATTTGGATATAGTCTTTACTTGGTACATAAAAACATCTGTTGCCACCATATTGAATTGATACATCTGTATTTTTTACATAAGTTTCAACATCTGTTTTCTCTTTAGCACCTTCTAGCTTCTCCTCTTGGTTTTTGAGGTTGGTTTGGTCTAAATTGTAAACCCAAAAAAATCGCATCATTACTGAATTTACAATTCTTTTGTCACCAATCTTATTACCACCGTGATTTACTTTGTACTTATCTTCGTAAGTAGTAGGTTTCCAAAGAACGACTTGTGTACCTTTTCTCATCTCTTCCTTGTTTACTCTACCACCAGCATCAGTAATCTGTTTAAGAGTACCCCAAATATTAGATGAGTATTTTTTTTTGTCTTGTTCTATCCAAAGTACCAAATTATTAATTCCATAATAATAAGGGTCTTTAGATTTAATTCTGCCAAGATTTTTAGGCATACCTGTTTTTATCCAAGGTAACATAAAATCTGTACCAGCAGTCTTCATTGCTTTGATAAGATCATTAGCAACTTTATTTATGTACTCGTCTTTTTTCATAGCTTCTCCTTTTTAGTTATTTATTAAGTTTAAAAATTTATTGTAATTTAAAGTAACAGTATATGGGTACTTTTTTACTACAACTTTTTCTACTTTAGCGTCTTTATAAGAAAGTTTTCCTGTATATACATCTCGTCTTTCTTTAAAGTAGTTAAATGCTTTTACTAAAGGTTTGCTTCCTAAAGATACTACTTCGAAAGTACCTTTATCTGTAAAAAATTTAACTTCTGTTCTTGTTTTTGTCATTGTTTCTCCTTTTTTGTTATTGTTCATGCTAAAATTATATACAATTTTAGATTGATGTAAATAGTTTTTATTATTTTTTATTAATTTTTATTAGTAAAAATACCCTTTAAAATAGCGCCTTATTTAAGAACATTAGTAGAACATCTATTTTTTTCGTTAAAAAGACTAATATTTACCCTTAAAAACTATTAAAAACCCTTATTTTGATTGGTTAATTAATTTTTTTCGTATATAAAAAAAGAACTATGGAAAATAATGCTGGTAGACCAGAATATCAAAAAACTGATGAAGATGCTAAAAATGTAGAAGCATTAACCATAGCTGGAGTACCACAAAAATTGGTATCTAAAATACTTAAAATATCAGAACCCACATTAAGAAAACATTACAGAGATGAATTAGATACTAGCAAAGCCAAAGCAAATGCAGTAATATCACAATCTTTGTTTAAATTAGCCAGAGAGGGTAATGTAACAGCACAGATATTTTGGCTAAAAACACAAGCAGGTTGGAAAGAAACAAATCATGTTGAACTTACAGGAAAAGACGGAGATAAACTCTTTGACGAACCAAAACAACTTATTGAAATCAGAAGAGTATTTGACGAAATTAAGTTTACCGAACCAAAAAATATTACTAAACCATCTGAATTGGTTCAAGACAGCACGAGAGAACCAAAGAACACCGAAAGGTAATTGGAACACTTGGTTAGTATTAGCTGGAAGAGGGTGGGGTAAAACTAGAACTGGCGCACAAGATATTGCCTTTTATGGACTTACAAAGCCAAATACAAGAATTGCCATAGTTACGCCAACATTTGGAGATGCTAGAGATACCTGTGTAGAGGGTGTATCAGGGTTATTATCTTGTATTGATCCTGATTTAATTGACAATTGGAATAGGTCTATTGGCGAACTAAAATTAAAAAATGGCACAATTTACAAAACTTTCTCTGCTGAACAACCAGATAGACTAAGAGGACCACAATTTCATAGGGCTTGGTGTGATGAACTTGGTAGTTGGAGAGACCCTGAAACTTATGACCAATTATTATTTGGTTTGCGTTTAGGTGATAAACCACAATGTATTATTACAACTACACCAAAACCAACAGATTTACTAAAAGGTTTATTAAATGCAAAAGATATTTATATTACTAGAGGTAGTACATTTGATAATGTTAAAAACTTAGCTGACTCAGCAATATCAAAGCTAAAAGAAAAATACGAGGGTACTAGATTAGGTAGACAAGAATTATATGCAGAAGTACTAGAAGATGTTGAGGGTGCATTATGGAATAGAAAAATGATACAAGAAGCATTACTAAAAGATGGCGAAAAACCTAACGAATATCCAAGAACAGTAATAGCTATTGACCCAGCAGTTACACAATCTAAACAATCTAATGAAACTGGTATAGTTGTAGCTTCTAGAGGTGAAGATAATAAATTTTATATTAGAGAAGATTTATCAGGTCGTTATTCTCCAGACGCATGGGCAAGAGTTGCTGTTGAAAATTATTACAAGTATGAAGCTGATAAAATAATAGCTGAAGTAAATAATGGTGGCGATTTAGTAGAAAAAGTTGTAAGAACAATAGATATGAATGTTTCGTATAGAAGTGTAAGAGCAACCAAAGGTAAATATTTACGAGCAGAACCAGTGAGTGCTTTATATGAACAAAAAAGAGTTAAACATGAGAAACCGCTTCCTTTTTTGGAAGATCAAATGTGTAATTATAATCCTGTCAGTTTTAGTGGTTCTCCTGACAGATTAGATGCTTTAGTATGGGCTTTAACAGATTTATCTGCTAGCACAGGACAAGCATATTGGAGAATAAGTTAATGGCAATTTTTGACAATATTAAAAATGTATTTACTAGAACTAAACCAGAACCAGTAAAACAAACTAAAGAAGCACCAGTTGTTTATTACAATAGTCTTGGTGTAGATTATCAACAAAAAACTAGATACGACCAATTAGCTACAGAGGGTTATTCAGAAAATGCTATTGTAAAAAAATGTATTGATTTAATTTCTAACAACGCAAGTAGAGTATCTATAGAACTTTATAGAGGCGATCAGATAGTAGAAGAACACCCTTTATTGGATTTATTATACAATCCAAATCCAGTACAAGGTCAAGTAGAATTTTTTACAAGTTTATATTCATATTTATTAATATCAGGTAATAGTTATATTTTAGAAAGTGGTGCTGAAAATACACCACCAATAGAACTTTATACACTTAGACCTGATAGAATTAGAATTAAAGGTTCTTCAAGAGCAATACCAGAAGCATATAATTATTTAGTAGGTGGACAAGTTATAGAAAGCTATGATGTAGACCAAGCTACAGGTAAATCAAAAGTAAAACATATAAAACTATTTAATCCTATGGACGATTATTATGGTTTGTCGCCTATACAATCTGCGGCAACAGATATTGACCAACATAACTTAGCAAACAAACACAATGTTAATTTATTACAAAATGGTGCAAGACCAAGTGGTGCTGTTATCTTTAAACCAAAAGACCCAACAGGAGCACAGATACAATTATCAGATTTACAAAGAAACCAATTAATGAATGACTTAACACAAAGATTTAGTGGAACAGGTAATGCTGGAAAGCCAATGTTATTAGAGGGCGACTTTGATTGGAAAGAGATGGGATTAAGTCCTAAAGATATGGACTTTATACAATTAAAAAATATGTCTGCAAAAGATATAGCTTTAATTTTTGGTGTACCAAGTCAGCTAATAGGTATTCCAGATGCTCAAACTTACTCTAACTTTGCAGAAGCTAAATTAGCATTATACAACGAAACAATTATTCCTTTATTAGATA